GCAGGAGCTGTGTTTGTTAGAGCAGTACAAGTTTATACTGCAACTGGATCTACTTATACTGGTGCTAATACATATTTAGAAAAAAGAGATTTAACATTTTTAGAAGAATATATTTCAGCAACTACATCTACTGGTACACCAAAATACTACGCTATGTTAGATACAGGAGCAACTGGAGAAAGTTCATCAAACTCTGGATCTATAATTGTATCACCAACACCAAGTGCAACATTTGCATACAAAATTCATTACAATGCAGCTCCAGCATTATTGGAAAATGACGACACTAATTATATTAGTATGAATTTTCCAAATGGTCTGCTATATTGTTGCCTAGCAGAAACTTATGGTTTCTTAAAAGGCCCAGCTGACATGCTGCAATTATACGAACAAAAATATTCACAAGAAGTACAAAAATTTGGAGGAGAACAAATAGGTAGAAGACGAAGAGATGATTACACAGACGGAACAGTAAGAATCCCAGTGCCTTCTCAAACACCTTAAGGATTAAATTATGGCATCAACATTTTCAGATCTCGGTATAGAACTAATGGCAACTGGCGAAAATGCCGGTACATGGGGAACAAAAACTAATACAAACTTACAAATAGTAGAAAAAGCAGTTGCAGGTTATGTAGAACAAGCAGTAACTAGTGGTGGAACAACAGCATTAACTATTACCGATGGTGATACAACAGAATCAACATCAGTTGCAAGACATGCTGTTATAAAACTAACAGGTACAATAACAGGAAATTCTATTGTAACTGTACCCGATTCAATTGAAAAAGTTTATATTGTAACTAATGGCACATCAGGTGCTTACACTGTACAATTTAAAACAGCATCAGGAACTGGTATTACTTTTGGTGTATCAGAAAAAACTACAAGATTAGTTTACTCTGATGGAACAAATTTAGTTGATGCAGGATTTGGTGGATCTCTTGATATAGAAGGAAGAGAATTAGTTCTAGATGCTGATGGAGATACAACTCTTACAGCAGATACAGATGATCAGATAGATATTAAAATAGCTGGTGCAGATGATTTTCAATTTACAGCAAATACTTTTACAGCACAATCAGGTAGTAGCATTGTTGTACCAGATGGTGGACTTACTTTTGGAAGCACAGCAATTACTTCAACAGCAGCAGAGTTAAATTTATTAGATGGAGTTTCTGGATTAGTTCAAGCAGACTTAACTAAATTAGCTGCTCTTGATGCAACAGCAGCAGAATTAAATATAGTAGATGGTGGAACGTCTGCTACATCTACAACAGTAGCTGATGCAGATAGGGTTGTATTAAACGATAATGGTACAATGGTACAAGTTGCAGTTACAGATTTAGCTGCATACTTTGATGATGAAATTACAGCTATGCCTAATCTTACATCTGTTGGCACACTTACAACTTTAACAGTTGATAGTATAATTATTAATGGAACTAACATAGGTCACACATCTGATGCAGATGCTTTAGCTATTGATTCAAGTGGTAATGTAACAGCTTCACAAAATTTAGTTGTAACTGGAGATCTTACAGTATCGGGTGATGATATTACTATGGGTACAAACACTGCAGGTAATTTATTAATTGCAGATGGTACTAATTTTAATTCAGTAGCAGCAACATCATTGTCTGAAATATCCACAGTTGCTAACGACGATGTATTTTTAGCAGTTGATACTTCAGGTGGTGGTCTTAAAAAAATTGCAAGATCAGCAATTGTAGCAGGACTCGCTACATCAGGTGCAATATCAAATTTAGTAGAAGATACTTCACCTCAATTAGGTGGTGATTTAGACACTAACTCTGCAAACATTTTAATAGATGATGCACATTTTATTGCAGATGAAAATGGTAATGAACAAATTATATTTCAAACTACAAGTTCAGCAGTTAATCAATTTGATGTAACAAATGCTGCAACAGGTAATCCACCATCAATAAAAGCTACTGGTGGTGACTCTAATATTGATTTTAATATAAGTGCAAAAGGCACAGGACATGTAACTGTTTTAGGTGATACAAATTCAGGTGCTATACAATTTAACTGTGAACAGAACAGCCACGGCCAAATATTAAAAGCACAACCGCATTCAGCAAGTGTTACAAATGTTATGTTATTACCTGCTGGTGCTGATTCAACTTTAGTATCACTTGTATCAACAGATACTTTAACAAACAAAACTTTAACAAGTCCTAAAGTAAATGAAGATGTAGCAGTAACTTCTACTGCAACAGAGTTAAATATTTTAGATGGTGTAACAGCAACTACAGCAGAAATTAATTTAATAGATGGTGGCACTGCAAGAGGCACTACAGCAGTTGCAGATGCAGATGGTATTCTTCACAATGATGGTGGCACGATGAGAATGACTAGTGCTGCAACATTTAAAACATATTTTACAAGTGGTGTATCTTCAGCAGCGGATGATCTAACAGCTGGTGATGCAGCAGTTAATATTACAACTTCATCAGGTGATATTACAATTGATGCAGCAGCAAATGATTCTGATATTATATTTAAAGGAACTGATGCTACTGCTGATATTACAATGCTTACACTTGATGGTAGTGATGCAGGAACCGCTACATTTAATCATGATATTATTTTAGGAAACAATTCATTTATACAATTTGGAGGAGCTTCAGAAACAATTTCAGGTGATGGTACAGACATGACTATCGCAGCTAACAATTTAACTATTGATGCTGCAGCAGATATTATATTAGATGCAGCAGGTAATGATTTTAATTTTAAATCTGGTGGCACAGAAGTTTTAAGAATAACTAACTCATCAAGTGATGTAATAATTAGACCTGTTGTTGATGCAAAAGATATTATATTTCAACAAGCAGATGGAACAGAAGTAGCTAGAATAGAAGACAACGCTACTTTTAATGTTGTAACAGGTAAACTAGCTATTAATGGAACAGCAATTACATCAACAGCAGCAGAACTTAATTTACTTGATGGAGTATCAGGATTAGTTCAAGCTGATTTAACAAAATTAGCAGCTGTAGATTCAACAGCAGCAGAACTAAATATTGTTGATGGTGGTACATCAGCTACTTCAACAACAGTTGCAGATGCGGACAGAGTTGTACTAAATGACAATGGTACAATGGTCCAAGTTGCAATGACCGATATTAAAACATACATTGGTGGTGGTACATCGTGGCAAGCAGTTAAAACAGGAGACTTTACAGCAGCAGCTGGACAAGGTGTATTTTGTAATACAACAAGTGCAGCATTTACTTTAACATTACCTGCAGGAAGTATTGGTGATGAAGTTTCATTTGTAGATTATGCAGGAACATTTGATACTAATAATTTAACAATTGCTTCTAATGGTTCAGAAAAGATTCATGGATCTACAGATAATTTAACTATAGCCGTAGAAAGAGCAGCTAACACTTTGGTATTTACAGACTCTACTCAAGGTTGGTTGCTAAAGAGTAAATAATGTCTAACTATAAAGATATACACGGCACGACTGTCCGTAACAGCGCTGGAGATTTATCTGGTGCAGCGACTGGTGAATTATTTTATGATTCTACAAATCGTAATTTTTCATATAAATTTCCAAACGTAACTTCAACAGGTGCTTGGAGAACTAGTGGTACAACAAATACTTCTAGATCAGGCGGTGCATCAAATGGTTTAGCAACTGCATCTTTATTTATTGGTGGAGAAAATCCAGGAACTTCTTTTTTGACAATAACTGAATTATGGAATGGATCACACTGGACAGAAGTAGCAGATTTAAATGTTGGAACAAGACAAACAAAATCTGCAGGTACAACAACATCAGCATTAATAGCAGTTGGTTACATTTCACCTGCTAATAATACTGTAAAAACAGAATCTTGGAATGGAACTAGTTGGACTGAGGTTGGTGATTTAACCACTGCAAGAAGAGATGGTGGACAAGCTGGAGCAGATAATACATCTTCTTTAGTTTTTGGCGGATATGTAGGTCCTGCAAGAACAGCAGTAACCGAAGACTGGAATGGTGCTAGTTGGACAGAAGTTGCTGATTTAAATACTGGACGAAGCAATATGGGATCATTAGGAATAAAAACAGCTGCTTTAGCTGTTGCAGGTAATAGTCCAACGTCAGTTACAGAACAATGGAATGGAACAAGTTGGACTGAGGTTGGAGATTTAAATAATGGAAGACCTTCGCCTGGAGCTTCAACAAATGCTTCATACACTTCTGCCGTGGTTTTTGGGGGAGGTAGTTATACTGCACATACTGAATTGTGGAATGGAACTGCTTGGACTGAAACAACTAATTTAAATACAGGAGTTGCAGAAGCTGGAGGAACGGGCGGAGCAAGCGACTCTGCTTTATCTATTTCTGGTAGAACACCATCATTTACAACAGCAACAGAAGAATGGACAGGTCCAGGTGCAAACATTGGAGCTTTTTCTACTGGTGGAAATATGAATACAGCTAGAACATATCCAGCTGGAGCAGGAACTTCTTCTAGTTCTGCTTTAGTTTTTGGAGGAGATTCAGGTTCGATAACAGCAGCAACAGAAAAATACAATGGATCAACTTGGACAGAAGTAAGTGATTTAAATCAAGCAAGAGGTCAATTAGCAGGAGTTGGAACTCAAACAGCAGCATTAGCTTTTGGAGGAGAAGCACCACCTTTTACAGCAGAAACAGAAGTTTGGAATGGTGCTAGTTGGACTGAAGTTGGTGATTTAAATACTGCAAGACAAGTTATGGGAGCAGCTGGAACATATACTTCAGCTCTAGCTTTTGGTGGAGAAACTCCAGGAAATACAGATATAACAGAATCTTGGAATGGTTCAAGTTGGACTGAAGTAGCAGATTTAAATACTGCAAGAAGAGGTCTTGAAGGATTTGGCGCTGACAATACTTCAGCATTAGCTTTTGGTGGATATACCAGTACGTTTACAGCTGCTACAGAATTATGGAATGGAAGTGGTTGGACTGAAGTAAGTGATTTAAATGTTGCTAAAGCTAATGGAGCAAGTTTTGGAACAGTAGCTGGAGGAATGATAGCTGGTGGAGCAACACCTTCTAGGGTTGCAACTGCAGAAGATTGGAATGGTGGAAGTTGGTCAGAAGTAGCAGATTTATCTACGGCAAGAGACCATTTAGCAGGAGCTGGAACATCATCATCTGGACTAGCTTTTGGAGGAAATACAGGATCAGTATCAGCAGCAACAGAAGAATGGAGTGGAAGTTCTAACCTAACTAAGGTATTAACAGATTAATAAGGAGGAAACTATGGCAAAAACATATCAATACTGTGTAGCAGAAAACTGGGGAAAAGGATTTATTGATTACGATGAATCTCATAGAATAACTTTTAAAGGTTATCCTGGTGATGTTTGGCAGGTTCCCGCTTACAATAAACATGCAAATCTTTGGATTGCTAAAGTAGGTGGAACTATAAAAACAAAAGATGAAGCTCAAACTATTGTTACAGCAATTGTAGATGCAACTCAAGATGCTTGGGATGCTAATAATGTTGATGGCGAATCGGCTGATGAAAAAATCGAAAGATTAGGGACAAAGCCAACTGATATAACATTAGAAGAGTAAATTTAAATGGCAGATTATAAAACCATACATGGCACGTTGGTTCGTAGTTATACTACCGATCCAGATAATCCTATTGAAGGACAGGTATGGTATGACAAAACTAATAAAGTATTACAGTTTCAAGTACCAAATGTAACTTCAGCTGGTGCTTGGAGGACTGGTGGTAATATGAATACTGCTAGAATTGATTTAATGGGAGCAGGTATTCAAACTTCGGCGTTAGGATTTGGTGGAGAAGCATCACCAGGTTATCAAGTAATAACAGAATCTTATAATGGTTCTACTTGGACTGAAGTAGCAGATTTAAGCACTGCTGGAGCTCAAGGTGGAGCATCAGGTGCTAGTAATACTTCGGCTTTAGCTTTTGGAAGAGCTCCATCAACAGCTAATACTGAAAGTTGGAATGGGGCTAGTTGGACAGAAGTTGGTAATTTAACAACTGCGAGAGAAGGATTAGCAGGAGCTGGTACTCAAACAAACGCTTTAGCTTTTGGTGGAAGAGTGCCTGCATATTCTGCAATAACAGAACAATGGAATGGAAGTAGTTGGACAGAAGTTGCAGATTTAAATCAATCTAGAGCATATATGGGAGATGCAGGAATTTATACATCAGCTTTAGCTTTTGGTGGAGCTATAACTCCTTTTACAGCTAAAACAGAAAGCTGGAATGGATCTAGTTGGACTGAAGTAGCAGATTTAAATACTGCTAGATCACTTTTAGCAGGAGCAGGAGATAGTAATACAAATGCCTTAGCCACTGGTGGAGAAACTCCTTCAAGAACAGCTATTAATGAAACATGGAATGGTACAGCTTGGACTGAAGTTGCAGATTTATCAGCAGCAAAAGGTCAATTAGCAGGGTGTGGTACAAATACTTTAGCCTTAGCGTTTGCTGGAAATACAGGATCAATAGTAGCAACTAGTGAAGAATGGACAGGTGCAGGCGCAGCGGTTCTTGCATGGTCTACCACTGGTAATATGAACACTGCTAGACATGCTTTAGCTTCAGCTGGTGTTCAAACATCAGGTTTAGTTTTTGGGGGATATGTACCGCCAAATTTAGCTTTAACAGAATCTTACGATGGATCTACTTGGACTGAAGTAGGTGATCTAAATTTAGCAAGAAGAGCTTTTGGTGGTTCGGGTGTATCTAATACTTCAGCTTTAGCTTTTGGTGGTGTGCATTCAAGTAATACTGCAGACAATGAGGCTTGGAATGGAACTAGCTGGACTGAAGTAGCTGATATGCCAGTAGCAAGACAAGGTTTAAGTGGTTCTGGAACAAAATCTTCTACATTAGCTTTTGGTGGAAGCACAGCATCAACAGATTCTTGGAATGAATCATCTTGGACAGAAGTGAATGATTTAAATACTAATAGAGGATATTTTTCAGGTGCTGCTGGTGCAAGTAATACATCCGCATTAGCTTTTGGTGGAACTCCACCTACAACAGGAAAAACAGAATTATTTAATGGAACAAGTTGGACAGAAGTTAGTGATTTAAATACTGCAAGAAATCTTGCTGGAGGTTTTGGAACAGCTACATCAGCATTAGCATTTGGTAATGAACCAATAGCAGCTATAACAGAAGATTGGAATGGTGCAACTTGGGCAGAAGTTGCTGATTTAAACACTGGAAGAAAAGAATTAACAGGAAACGGAAGTAGTGCTTTAGCTGGATTTGCAGCTGCTGGAAATAGTGGTAGCAATACAACAGCAGCAGAAGATTGGGGTCAAGGTAATACAATTAAAACGGTGGACACAGATTAATATGGCAAATTATAGAAACATACATGGAATTAATATTGAGACGGTAACGTCTAATCCTGATAACCCAGCTAACGGACAAGTTTGGTATAACTCAACAGATCAAAAACTAAGAGGTAATGCACAGTCAACTGTAGGGGCTTGGGCTAGTGGTGGTAATATGAATACTGCTAGAAAAGATACAGTAGCAGGAGCAGGAGTTCAAACAGCTGCAATAGTTTTTGGTGGAAGCACACCACCTGTTTCAGCGTTAGCTGAAACTTATAATGGATCAAGTTTTACTGAAGTAGCAGATTTAGGAACAGCTAGAAATGCTTTAGGAGGTGCAGGAACTTCAACATCTGCTTTAGGATTTGGTGGAGAACCTCCAAGAGCTGAAACAGAATCATGGAATGGATCAAGTTGGACAGAAGTAGGAGATTTAAATACAGCACGAAAATTAGTTGGTGCTGCAGGTGCTAACAATACAGCAGTTTTATCTTTTGGTGGTTATACGACAACACAAACTGCTATTAATGAATCATGGAATGGATCAAGTTGGACAGAAGTAGGAGATTTAAATACGGCTAGATGGGGTCATGCGGGTGCAGGAAAATTATATACGGCAGCTTTAGCTTTTGGTGGAACTCCACCTACAACAGGAAAAACAGAACAATGGAATGGATCATCATGGACTGAAGTTGCAGATTTAAATTCAGCAAGAATTTCTTTATCTGGATTTGGCACATATACATCAGCTATAGGATCTGCAGGATACACAAGTTCTCCAACTAAACTTGCACTTGTAGAATCATGGAATGGAACAAGTTGGACTGAAGTTGCAGATGTAAGTAATGCTAGATATCAAGCCGCAAGTGCTGGAGCAGACAATACTTCAGGTTTAACTGCAGCAGGTGAAGCACAAGGCGGTGGAGCTCTTGCTGCGTGTGAAGAATGGACAGGAGCAGGTGCTAATACTACAAGAGAATTCGACTTATCTTAAGACTTGTAATAAATTTTATATAGTATATATTCTAGTTAACCAATGGAGAAAGACATGAAAAAAGACGTTAAAGATATTATACAAAAAGAAGAAGTACATTTAAACAACTTACTTACTACTGATGATTTATCTGCGTTCAAAGGTATGGTAGATGAACTTAGAGATACTTGGACTAAAAAACAAATGTTTAGAACAGAAACAGAAGCAAGGTTTTCTGTGTTACAAGATAATCGATACCCAACTAAAGCTGCAAAGTATTGGCAATGTGTAAGAGAACAATCATCATACTTAGATAATCTAATGGCTTTATCTTTTGATTATAGAAGAAACGATGCAAAGATTACTTGGTTGGAAAATAAAATAAAAATTGAGTCTGATAAAGAACATATGAAAGATGAATATAAATTAACTAAATATCAAATAGATTTAGACGAAGCTAGATTTGGTAAAGCGTCTATGGAAAAAGTTGCAAAACATAGAATGCGTGAAATTAAAATGTGGTCTAAATTAAAAAGTGAGTTTAATGATGGATCATTTAATGACAAAGATGTTAATCAACATCAACTAGAATCATATGGATTACAGTACCATGAAAAAGCAAAAACATTAAATGCAAATTCTAGTGAATCTGAGATATTTAATGTAATGGGACAATTAAATTCATTACAAAGAATTAAAAAATCTGGTGAATTAGAAAGCAGTTATACAGAGAAAGAACAAATTGAACAACATGGAA